TATCTGTGAATGAGCGAAGTTTAGTTTCGCTTATCATTAAGGTTTGAGTAGGAGGATATGCTGGCATATTATGGATTTAATAATTGTTCTGTATCAGTTTTCTGTATCTCAGTTTCTAATGCTTTATCTTCTCCAACCTCAGCATCAATTCCTGTTACTACATCTGTTTTAGTTGAACCATCTTCAATCAAGTTAAGTTGTTGAATACCAACTGAGAAATTTGTTGCTGATGGATATTGGTATGATAACATATCTTCTACACATTGTGTGAGTATTTGTTGATAAGGACGTAATACTGTGTTAGTAAATAATAAATAAGCATCAATTACTTCTGTTCTACCTCCTAATTGTCCTTCTGTTTTGATACCAAGCATCATAGGGCTTGTTATTCTATGTGCTGTAAGTATCTTTTGTTGAACCATATTATTTAGGTTCATATAATATTCATCCGTCCCATTTGAATTTATAGGTTCTATTTTAGGGGCATTTTCAGGCGAATCTACATCAATATACATCAATGAACCAGCGTTATTAGTTCCGCTATATTGTTCACGTAGCATTCTTTCAATTTCCATCCTTTGATCAGGGTCAGCATTCAAAAACGTAGTAATAGCTAATGAAGGAGTTAATCCATTTCTTAAATTATTTGAATGGAAATTATCAGTTTCTATATCTACTTCTATTGTTCTTAAAGCACCCGCATAATCAGGTAAAGGATAATATTTTTGTCCTGGTTTGTAAGGGCAATAAACATAAATTTGTTTTGGTTCCTCTACTTTTTTAGCAGGATTAAAAGTTGGGAGGTAGGGCAACTCAATATTTACACCGGCGCTTTGATATTGGTTATATATCCCTCCTCCAATTCCATATTTGTATTTTTCGCTCCATTCGTCGCTAATATAGTATCCTGGTATTTTACCAGACTTAGTTTTTTCCTTTGCTCTTAACCAGCTAAAATCAATGTGGTAAACTTCGCTTACACGGGTTCTATCCTTGCTCCATATAACCTCCAAAGCATAACCTCCATATAATTTGTAATCTAGAGCAATTTTTTTCAAAATATCATTCCATGATTCCTCTTTGTTAGCAGTATCTAACATTGAGGTATGCTCTTCATCACATACTAATCCTTCACCAACTACTCCTTCTACAACAGCATTTATACAAGTGTTGTGAATAGATGAATTGTTATATAAATAGATTAAGAACTCAGGGAAATCGTTATATACTCCATACTTGTAGAAATCACTTACTTTCTGTTCTACAGGCATTACTCTATCCTCAGCATTGTCGCTATAATTTATTTTAGCGAATTTAATTTTTTTCATATTGTCCATGTCAATAAATATTATGTCTTTTATCAAAAAATCTACACATTGTAAGTTGTAAAATGTCCTGATTCGTTAGTTGAATTATATGTTGTAAATGAACCTGTTTCGTTTGAACTTGTATAATAAGTAAATGAACCGCTTTCGTTATTTGATAAATAAGTAGTAAATGAACCTGTTTCATTACTTGATGTATATTTAGTAAATGAACCTGATTCGTTTGAACTTACAAATGCTACAATTGCGGGATTATTTGAACCACTTACAAATACTCTTATAGTGCCAAAAGGTGTATTTACAAATCCTGCTGAATTCCAAGCATAATTTGCGTCGTTCCATGCTATATCACTTCCATTCCAAGTTAATAAATCAGCATCAGCATAATATGTGTTTAGTAAATACCATCCGCTTGCTGAAGGTATATACGATGATGAAATTTGAACAACTAAATAAGGAGTAGTAGTTGTTGATATTACATTTCCTACTAATGTTTCTAGATTTTGGTTATATTCACCTGAACCACTAAAATATATAGCAGTAGGTAAAGACGATGTCGGCTCGTTTGGTAGCCAAGCTAATGTGTTTATCGCTATAGATTTATCTAAAAACATTATACTGGGCCAAAATTTGCGTTACTTGGTATTTCAATAGTGCCACCAGCATTATTTATCATATTATTTAATGCTATGTAAGTATTTCCAGTAGGATTCAAAAACATAGCTGCTTCATTTTCTTTAGCTTGAAAAAACAAGTCATATTTATTAGCATCTTCAAAAGTAGTTCCTGTAGTTCCTACAGCAGTTATTAATGAAGCTCCATTTTCTAAACCCATTAATAACCATCTTGATCTAGGGGTAGTCACAGCAAAATAATTATTTGTTTCAATCAATATTTTTAGATTTTGAGCTCCACTTAATGTTCTAATTAAATTACGTTGTGATACTGAGAGTTTATATAATATTGCTCTTAAATTTTGTTCTATAGCTACTACTCCATTTTCAGGAACATCGGTAACTATTTCTTCATAAGAAGTTGTATTAGGGAAACAATCAAATAAATAAAAATTTCCACCATTAAAAAGTAAAGTGTTAACACTAATTAATCCTGATGTGTAATCTATTCCTGCGGGACCTGTTGTAATTCCTGTTCCTCCAGAAAAAATCCAAAATCGCCTAACTCCTGCTGTATTATCTCTACAACTAAGAGTTATTCCTGATGTTAATTGGCAAGGTGAAGGCATAAATTATATGTTTATTATTTGTTATACTAAACTGAAAGGGCAGAGACATGTTCCTATGCGAAACATGCTCTACCCTTCAGTATAAGCGAGTATTATTGAGCAGGTCCAAAAGCACTACCTGAGTTAAAGGTAATACCAGTGAATAAAGCTTGCATACCTGTAATTGCTGAAGCGTTAAAGTATGAAGCAGGTTCTACTTCTTTAGCTGTAAATACAATTGCGTAGCCATTTCTGTCGCTCATTGCCGTTCCTGTACCAGCTGTGCTAGTTACTAATGTAGCACCATTATAGGCACCCATTAACAAGAATTGATCTGTAGCGTTTGGATTATTGGTTTGAACTATGATTTTAATGTTTTGATTACCACTTAACAAACGAACAGTGTTTCTTTGTGATACTGACATTTTGTAAAATACAGCATTTAAGGTTTGTTCAATTTGAATAGTTCCATTTTCAGGAGTTACAGTGGTAACTTCATTATAATCACTAGTTTCTCTAAACAATTCGAATTTATAGAATTGTCCAGTTCCAGTAACCGAAGAAATGACACCACTTGTATCAGTTATCGCAGATATGGAACCGCTAAGTATCCACATATTTTTAATACCGCCGGTGTTATCTCTACAACCGAGGGTTTGTCCTGATGTTATTTGACAAGGTGATGGCATATTATTATTGGTTTAAATTGTTAAGATTAAGCAGGACCAAAGGCAGAGCCAGTTTGGATTGTTGTAGTATTAAATCTAGCTGCTAATTGTGTATAGTTAGAAGCTGAAATGAATGGCGATGGTTCAGGCTCTTTAGATGTAAATACTAAAGCATATCCGTTTCTATCACTCATTGCTGTTCCAGTTCCTGCAGTTGATGTTACTAAAGTAGCACCATTTGCTTCACCTACAAAAATAAACTGCGAGGTATTACCTACGTTGTTAGTTTCTACGATAATTTTAATGTTTTGATTACCACTTAACAATCTAATCAAGTTGCGTTGTGCAACGTTCATCTTAAATAGAATAGCATTTGTGGTAGTTTCGTAGCTAATCACCCCATTTTCAGGGGTGACTGTAGCTACTTCATTAAAATCACTAGTTTCTCTAAACAATTCAAACTTCCAAAATTGACTGCCTGCACTTCCTGTGATTTGGGTAATAAGTCCTTCACTCGTCTCTACGATGTTAGTGATAGAACCGCTTAAAATCCAAATGTTTTTAATACTTCCAACGTTATCTCTACAACCTAGTGTAGTTCCGCTGGTGATTTGACAAGGGCTTGGCATCTTTGGTTAGTTTTAAATTGTTTAAGCAATCTCGTTGCTCACCCAGAATTCAGGGTATGCAATATTAACTCCTAGTTTAGTCGCAATGCGGTGTCTTAGAGTATCAGTGTTGATATCATACCACAATTGGAATTCACTAAAGTCGCTAAGTAAATCAGTACCTACAACAATGTGTTTGGAAGGTCCTAATACTACTCTGTTCGAACCTTGTAAACCTACAGTACCAACTACTTTGATATTTGGAGAGAATGGATAAGCCATTTCATACAAATTCTTGCGGTTAGTTACAGCACCTGGATCGAAATAGAAATTGTTAGCACTTCTAAGAGCGGTGATGTAATTACGGAAGTTGGTAATAGACATGAAGAATGTTAAGTCATCTCTGTTAGCAACGTCAGCAGATGAAGTAGCAATCATGGTGTCCATGGTGTTCAAAATGTTAGCAGCGCTCATAGAAGCAGCGGTAGTAGGAACAGGAACAACACCACTAGTAGAACCAGTGATAATTCTGTTCAAACCACTAACGGCACAAGTTCCACCAAAGGTAGAAGATGAACCACTAACTTGCTGCCATAAGAACAAGTCGTTTGCTTTTTGGAATTGGTTTACTAACAATTCGCTATAAGCGTTGGCAAGTGCCCATGTTTCATTGTATGAACCTCTACCTAAAGAAGAAATACCAAGATATTTGGTGTCTAAATCTTTCAAGCAAAGGGCATCAAATGATGTACGAGGACATACGGTGATGTTTCTTTGGGTAAATTGGGCGGTTCCAGCGGCTGAAGATACGCAAGTTGAGTTGTTCATAGTTAATGAAACATCAAACAAGTTGATAGGTTCAGTTCCTTTAACACCCTCTTGTACAGTAACGTACTCTACGGTTGAACCACCATATACCATTTTTAATACGAGTTCGCCAGCAAGTTCGTTATTGAAATTAGCTAACGATGATACGGATAATGACATAGTAATTTATGGGGTTTAATTGGTTGGGTTAAAATTTTTAGGTTTTGATTTCATTATATCCCTCATCATAGCATACCTTTTAGGGTCTACTGCGTTTGAATCTTTAGACTCAAGAGAGAAATTCTTTTTTGGAAGTGTTTTTTCAACAGCAGGTTCAGCTGACATTTTTTCAACTTTAGCTTTCATGTCTGCCATTTCTTTTTTAACAAATTCCATTTCGCTTTTAATTACTTCAGCGATTGCTTGGGCGATTTCTGGGAAGTCAAGAGTGTCTTTTACATCTTCGCCTTCAGCAAATTTACCATTTACAGGTTCAACGATATCTACTTTAGTTGGATCTGGAGCAACAGGAGCACTTGTTGATGTAGTAGTATTAGTTTCTTCAATAGCAGGAGGAGTTACTTGTTCTACCAATTCGGCTTCTTTCTCTAACTCAGTTACTACACCACCTTCAGTTTTGATTGTGATGCCACCTTCGAGTTCATGCTTACCATCTGGGGCATCTAACTCTTGTCCTTCTGTTGTTTTAACTTTTACCTTAGCACCTAAAGCAAGTTTTTCGCCTTCGAAAATTAAAGTGAAGGCACCATTAATGTCCTTCAATTCACCGAAAGTTTCCTTTACTTCTTCCAAATTAAAATAGCTTTTAACTAATTCTTTTAGTTTTTGAGCGTTCATAATTTTAGATTGTTTTTAAGGGTGGATAAATTATCATAATATACATATCATAGCTATTATGAAGAAAAATTACACAGGAACTTATTGTTGCGTGTCCTGATAACGCCTTGCTAATATTTTCGCAGCACAAACTTTTTCAAATGCTTTACTGCGGTATGTTGCTCCTGGTTTATTACCAGCTAAAGTTGACATACATGCTTCCATTTCTTCTGGAGTTATGCTTGCTAATTCTTCATTAGTAAAATCACGTGATGTTTTAAGTGATTCAAATCTTTCAATGTTTGGGTTTTTCATTTCTTGTTTATTTAATTGAGTATAGCAGATGGCAGTAGCTTGTTCTGTGTCTTTGCCTTCATCTACTAAAAAGGAGACACACCTTGAAATAAATTCATCTTTAGTTTCAGCTAAATTACGTTGTGGAATAGGCATATTAATTTGTTTTAAGTAATTCTAGAAACATCCCTTCCACTGAAAAGCCTTTAATTTCTTTAGCTTTTACTTTTTTCCATATTTCTTCATTATCTATTTTATACATTCCCATCCATGTTCCTACACTATGTTGTTGGTTATATAAATTAGATTTATCTTTATCCA